GAGACACTTGGCGGCATGCAGATACAGCAAAATAACTCTTCGTCAGTGCTGCGCAGGATTGCGAAGCGCATGGATGATTACGTCACCGAGCCGCATATTACCCGGTATTACGACTGGATGATGCAGCACTCTGAGCGCGAGGACATCAAGGGCGACTATCAGATTGACGTGCGGGCATCTTCCGCGCTTGTCGAGCGTGCGGCGCAAGAGGAATTCTTGCTCGGGTTGCTCGATCGGTCGCTGAATCCTGACTACGACATTTCACCTCGTAGGCTTGCCGGCGAGCTGCTGAAAGGCAAGAACATTGATCCTCAACGGGTGCAATACACCGAAGAGGAAAAACAGGCGATGCAGGGCAAGACGAACCCGGTCGAAGAGGCGAAAGCCGCCTTGCTTCAGGCACAGACCGCAGAAACCGCAGCAAAAACGGCGACAAAGAACGTTGAAGGGATGTTCAGCGCAACGTCTGCGGCAAACCTTATTGCTGGCAATCCGGCAATTGCCCCGGTGGCAGATCAGGTGTGGGCGTCAGCAGGGGGTCAGGACGCTGACGCAGCGCCCGCAATCCCTGGGGTGCCTAGTGGCATTGAAAGCATGCCGATGGATGAGAACACGAGCCCGAATTTCCCGCCGAATCCAGACGTCGGCATGACGCAAGGAATGGAAAGTGGATAGAAAAAAATCGGAGTATGACAGAAGAAGCGATCCTCTAATGCTACGTGACGGCAGCGAGGACGAAATGTCTGATGTTATAACAGTTACATCACGGCATGATGCGATGGTTATGTCGGCCTCTACCGATTACCTTGAGGAGTGGAGTGTTGGAGACAGGTTCAGGACGCACATAAAGACTGGCTGCAATTTCAAGGTAAAAGAAAAAAGTGGCGCGTAAGTCGGTAATCGACTTCGGCAGCGAGACATGGAAGGCGCTTGTAGATCACTACGAGGCGCGATTGATCGACCTGCGCAAGCGGAACGACGGCGACCTGAGCGAGACTCAGACGGCCAAACTGCGAGGCAGAATCAACGAGATTAGAGAATTTCTGGCGCTGGCAACACCAGCCCCGGAGCATGGAGCGAACGAGGACTGATAGCGCCCCCTTCGCTGGTTGTAAAGATGGCCGCCATGTGCGGCCTTTTGTTTGGACGATTGAATGAACACTAAAAATCAGGAGCAACAAGCGCAAGACCAAGAGAACGACGAGTCCGAATCAATGCTGGCAGGGTTCGATGCCATTCGCGGCGGTTCTTATTCTGCGTCCGACGACCGCAAGTCGCCCGACGTTGAAAAAGACACAAGCGCCGACGACGACAGCGGCGAAGAGGATCAAGCCGACGATGAGGAACAAGAGGCGCCGGTATTTGCTGGCCTTACTGAATCTCAGCTCAAGTCGATCCTTGAGCGGGCGACGAGAGTCGACGCAATCGAAGATCAGTTGCGAAAAGCAAACGGGAAGATTGGCGAGCTGAACGGCACGCTGCAGGAGATCCAGAGACGGAGGCCGACGCAACATGCGCCCGCTGACGACCTGGACGACGAGCAGATTGCCGAATTCGAGTCGACATTCCCTGAGTTTGGTCCGGCCGTCGAGGCGCGAGCTAGAAAGATTGCGCAAGAGGTAATGCAATCTCAGCAAGCGCAAGGCCAGCGCGACCCGGAAGAGATCAGTAAGCAAGTCAATCTCGCGGTGATGAACACCACTCACAAAGGGTGGCAACAAACAACAGCGTCTGACGACTTCAAGCTGTGGATTGCTTCGCAACCTCCTGATGTGCAGCAAACGTTCCAGACAACGTGGGACGCGCAAGAGCTTGGTGGGATTGTTACTGCGTTCAAAAGCAGGCAGCAAGCCGCTAGTGCTCGATCCACGAAAAGCAAACAGCGATTGGAGGCCGCACTAACGCCTGACGGACGCTCGTCAAAGGTCGTTCATGCGGCCACGGAACAAGACGCAATGCAAGCGGGCTTTGATGCAGTACGAACCCCGCGATTTTATAACACGAGGTAACAGAAATGGCATCATTTACCAGTACCAACCCTGCCGAGCGGATCGGCAAATTCAAGGGCGAGATTCTTGCCCACGCTATGCCGATCGAAACGCTTGGCATCTGCGGGGTGCAGAAATACATCCCGAGGAACAACAGCAAAACGGTGTCGATGCGTCGTTATCGCCCCTATGGCGCGCTGGCCACGAACGAGAACACAAAAAACCGCTGGGTTGTCGATAGCGCCGCGCACATTCTGAGCGAAGGCAATACGCCAACGGCTGACAGCCTTGTGCCGGATAACGTCGAAGTGACTCTCCAGCAGTATGGCTGCCTGTATCAGACCACTGACCAGGTTGAAGACACATACGAAGACGACATCCCTGAAGAACTGAAGAAGCAGACCGGCGAGCGTGTCGGCTTGATTCGTGAAATGGTCCGCTATGGCGTCGTCAAAGCTGGAACCAACGTCTTCTACAGCGGCGGCACCAGTCGCGGCACGGTCGATGAAAAAATCACGCTGAACGTGCTTCGCAAAGCGTCTCGTACCCTGCAACTCAATCACGCCAAGCGAGTGACTGGCATTCTTGCGCCGTCGATCAATATCGCTACGCAGCCGGTCGAGGCTGCCTATCTGATCTTCTGCTCGACCGACGCTGAGGCAGACATTCGAGAGCTGACAGGCTTCAAGCATATATCCGAATACGGCCAGCGCAAGGTCGTTGACCCGAACGAAATCGGCTCTGTCGAGAACTACCGGTTCATTACCAGCCCTGAGCTTACTGCCTACGCCGATTCTGGCGCTGCGGTCGGCTCTACCGGGTGCCTCTCGACGACTGGCACGCTGATTGACGTGTATCCGTTCGTGATCTGCGGCGAAGACGCTTGGGGGCAAGTTGCCCTGCGAGGCGACAAAGCCACTGATCCTACGTGGATTCCGCCTGGCGAAAAATCGAAGTCTGACCCTCTCGGCCAGCGCGGCTTCTGCGGCGCGAAGTTCTACTTCGCATGCAAGGTGCTGAATGAAGGATGGATGGCTGTCATTGAAGCCGGCGTGGACGACCTTGCCTAACTTGGTCAGAGACAACTGACGCAATTCGGGGGCCAATGGTCCCCGTTTCATTTTTGAGGGTATGAACAATGGCTGACAACAGCGCGGGCCAAACCCGCACCACTACCAACGACCAAGCGACCGGGCAAATCGCGCAGGGCAAGGTCGTCTATGACGCAACAGCAATCACCGCCACGGACTACACGCGCATCAATTGCGGATTCCAGCCGCGATACATTCTGTGGTCTAACCTCACTGATCGCGTGCAAATCGAGTGGCTTGAGGGCTTCGGCTCTGCCGAGTGCCTGAAGACCGCTGCGGCTGGCACGCGAACGCTCGACACCACGGCGGCGGCAGTCGTTGTCGACAAGCTCGGTTTCCGAATCCTGCAAAACGCAACGCTTGCGGCAATTCTTGCCAGCAAGACTTGCTACTGGCGCGCCATCGGCTAACCAAGTCTTTCACCGTAGCTATGGGCCACCTTCGGGTGGCCTTTTTCATTTCAGAGGCACAAATGGCAGAGATTAACATTCGGCGCGGCGGAAAGCCGATCGAGGCGGCAGAGGAATACCTTGCGGCGGATAAGCCGATCAGTATCGACGATATTGCTGCTGGCGTCACTCCAGACATCGAGGTTATTGACCGACCGCTGTCGGCGGACAAGATCGAAAACGAGCGATTCATGGCCGAAAAGATCACGGTCATGGTTCATGAATCGAACGACGACGCCGACGATGACTTCGTTCAAACGTGGGTGAATGGCCGCATCCAAATGTTCCGGCGCGGAGTTCCGCAGGACGTGAAGCGGTGCTTCGTCGAGGCTCTCGCGCGCGCCAAGCGGACGACGTACAAGCAGAACCTTGACGAGCGCCTGGGCACGGAAAAGTTCAACGTCCTGCACCCTCGCACCGCGCTGCACTATCCGTTTTCAGTGCTCCATGACCCAAGCCCAAAAGGGCAGGCGTGGATCAAGAACGTCCTTGCACAACGGGTGTAAGTGGTGACTCTCGACGAGTTGATCGCAGCGTATCGGGAAGACTCGCACGACGCCGGCACCCCGCCATTTATTTCAGATGCACAACTGACTAGGTTTGCAAACCAAGCAGAGAAAGAGGCGTGCAGGCGCGCTGGTCTTCTGATTGAGTCTTCAGACGCAATGTGCATGATTGCGGTTACTGCCGGCGATCCGTTGGCGACTCTCGACAGAAAGATTATCGACATCAAAACGGCGCGCATGTCGCTCGACTCGTGCCAGCTTGACCCGATAACGGTAAGTGAATTGTCGATGAATTGGGAGTCTGACACCGGAACACCAAGCCACTACGTCACAGACTATCAATCTGGCGCTGTTCGGTTGTATCCGTCACCTGTTGTCGATGACGATCTGCTGCTGACGGTCACAAGGCTGCCACTTGCAGATATGTCTGCAGGCGATGACGAGCCAGAAATCCGAGAGGAATATCATGAGGCGCTTGTTCAGTGGATGCTACACAAAGCATACGCCAAGCAGGACGCCGACATGGCAGACCCAAATAAATCAGCGCGAGCACTGGCCGAGTTTGAGCGTGAATTCGGGCCACGAGTAAGCGCCAGAAATGAGCGCTGGCGCAACTCGCGGCACTCGATCACGACGCAGCCGATTGCATAGGATATAGGAATGGGAAAGAAAAACTTTCAAGCCGGACAGTTGATTCCGACAAGCTCAACCCCTCCGGGAAACGCAGGTTTCTATCGGATTGACAAGAACACAATCGGCGTTGTCGGGAATCTTGTTCAGAAGAATGCGAATACGAACGTCGAGAGCAACGTGTCGACGGGCGCCAACCTCGCCGCAGAGCTTGCGGCGCAAACGTCGAGCGTTACGGAATCCAGAACGCTTGCACTTACAGATAACGGAATGGTCCTGAACTGCAATTCAGGGTCAGCAATTGTCCTCACTATCCCGCCCGCATCGTCTGTCGTGTGGTCTGGTGTTTCATGCGTGGCGATCTATCAGGCTGGTGCCGGCGCGTCGTCTTTTGCCGCGGGATCTGGCGTTACGTTACGAGGCACCCCGCCGACTCCTGCACAATACGCCACGCACGCCATTATGCGAGTCGGCGTCAATGAGTGGGCGTATCTGTAATGCACCCAATTATCCGAAATGCATTAATAGGCGGGGGGTCTGGAGGTGGCGCACCTTCTACTCCAGCAACGATATTGGGATCAGACCTCCTCGTCTGGTATGACAGGACTAATCTTTCGTCAATGTTTCAAGACTCGGCAGGAACTACGCCAGTTACTGCTGGCGGCCAGCCGGTTGGCAGGATTAATGACCTATCAGGGAATGGCCACCACGCGATTCAACCAACTGCAGCATCACGTTGTTTGCTGTCCACCAGTGGAGGAAAGAACCGCATTATTTACGATGGGGTGGATGACTCTTATTACACAGAATCCGCAGTAAATCTATCTGCCCATACCGCAATTACGGTGTTTTTCGCGTACCACAAGCTGACGAACGGTGACATACGCATGCTTGTAGAAACAAGCCCTCATGTAACAAGCGGCCTTGGAGCATTTGCTATTGTTATTCCAATATCAACCGGCCACGCAATCAACGTCATTTTTAATTCTACAGCAACAGACTATGGACAGGTGTCTGCGCTCACGGGTGCCGCAGCAAGTCTAAAGATGGTTGGAACAGTAACCATAAAATCCAATGTCGCTACTATTGATCAGTCTATTAACATAAGGATTAATGGATCTGTTGTAGCAAACGAACTGCAGAGGACGTATGCGCCAAGCGGAGCCTTTGGGACTCACGTCATGTATATAGGGCGCCGCGCAAATTCATCACTTCCTTTGCTGGGTGAGGATTATGGCTTTATATTGGCGGCTGGTGATGTGCCGATAGACAAAAAGCTGGCAATAGAATCCTATCTAAACGGCAAGATTGGAGCGTACTGATATGAGCGGATTCTCAGCTGTAATTGCGACGCCCTCTCTTGCTGCAGCAAATGCCACACTACAAGCCGCGGGACTCGGGCCAAACAACTTCTCTGTTCCTGGATATTCTTCTAGTGCTCTCCCGACATTCGCGACATTCCACGCTTGGGATGATCCTGTTTTCGAGGCGGCTGTTTTAGCAATTAGTGGAGTCACTATCTCAAGAGGGGATGATCCACTCTCTGTAGTAGCTGCAGCTCTTACGACAAAAAGCGCAAAATGGGGCAGTAATGCCCCTTTGCTAACAGGAGTAGTAACGCCTGGGCTTTACAAGGACTCGGCGGACAAGCTTTGGTTGGTAATCCAAAGCTACAACACCGCAACATGGCCAGACCCGTCAGCGCCTGGCCTGACTGCAATCGTTGTTCCCGCAAGAACGCCAGGAGTCGCTGTCCCGTGGTATCAAACCTTTGCTGCGGATGCATTCAAGCTGGTCAATCCTTTTACAGGGACAGGAGATGTCTGCACTCACAACGGGAAAACCTGGCGCGTAACGAAAGCAGATGGAAGCGGAAATAACGTGTGGGCTCCGGGCGTGTTTGGCTGGACTGAGATTGTATGAAGCTGACAATCAAATCCGGCGCAGACCATACAGAGGTTGTCCGCTACGAGTCTGACGCAGTAGGGTTCGTCGCAATCTCTGGCATTACTCGTGGCGCCCCTGCCGTGGTCAGT